CCACAAAACTTTTTCCACGGAGCTTAAAATGGCAAGATGTATGAAATGCGGTAAATCAGCAGGTATTCCTTCTTCTATTCCTATGAAGGATATGCGTACTGGTACAATGCGCACCGTAACAACAAGCGCAGATTTAGCTGGTGCTAAACCTAAGTTGAAAGACCAGCGTGGTATGAACCAAACTAAACTTAACGTGAAGAACCCTCTACGTGGCTAAGATTAGATTCGGTGTCTACACCGTTACTGAAGAAGATATGAATATGTTGACAAAGCTGTTTGCTGACCCGCTAATGGCTCAACAGTTCGTATCTTTTTTGGATAAGGTGAAGCGTACCAACGAGCAGTTGCACGGTCAGACAGCCCAGATGTATTTAATGACTGACTCGCCGGAGCAACGTGCTATGTCCTTGGCTTATAAAGGCAAGGCGGAGTTTGCGTTAGAAATGGCGCAATTAGTTAAACAAGTCAATAAATAGGACACGGATTTATGGCTAAATATCAATTTGCGGATCAAGCCCGCAGAGTTCTGGAAGAAAACGGAGTAGTTGTCAACGATGACGGTACTACTGGATTTGCTAAACAGCCAGAACAAGTTGTTGTAGGCGGAGAGCCACAACAAGAAGCACCTGTACAAACTACTAATGTAGTACAGGAAGCACCACCGGAGCAACCAACTCAAACAGAAGCACCTGCACAAGCGGAACAAGCTACACAGGTAGAGAAAGACGAGCGTGATCGTTTAATCGAGATGCAACGTCAAGAGTTGGAAGAATTACGTGCGAAAGCAAACCAAGCTCCTGCACAAACACAGCCTGCTAAGTCAGAGCGTGAAACAGAATTAGAGAACGAACTCGCAGCCTTACGCGCACAGCTATCTGAGAAAGAAGTAGCGCAGTCAGCAGACGAGTTCCGTGCTATGTTGGAAGCACAAGGGTTCGATAGCGAGAATTTAGACGATGACGTGTTATTAGAAGTACGTCGCCAGTTAATTGCACCTACTGCGAAGAAATTATCTGCGATTGAGCAACGTCTAGCTAAAGCGGAAGAAAAATTCCGTGACCCTACTCCAGCAGAACTTCTTGAGCAAACCAAACGAAATGCGGTGCAAGAAGTTAAGAAAGCAATCCCAGACTTTGACACAATCTTCAACTCAAAAGAGTTTAAAGATAAGTTAATGTCTACCGACGACCGATTCCCTACGGCTACTTATGGCCACGCGCTCCAAGAAGCGTTAGAGAACGGACGTTCAGACTTTATCATTCGTGAAGTGAAAAACTTTATGGGGGGTAAGACAGATCCTTTAGCGTCTATCGCAGACGTAAGCGGATCAAATGGTGCTGGTAAAGCGTCAGAAGCGAAAGCGGAAGAAAGTGGCTTTACGTACACCGATGAGGAAGCTAGAAAAATGTTGAGAGCATTCCAAATGCGTGATATTTCTCGACAGGAGTATAGTGAATATCGATCAAAACTGGACGCATATCGTCTAGGTAAATAACACAATAGGAGCTAACAATGGCGCAAGCAGGTTTAGGTTCAGCGTCCGGTTATGGCAGTATCCACGATACTCCTCTCGCAACGAAAGGTTACCATAGCCGTATCATTGAACGCGGTTGGGAAAAAGACATCTTAGGTGAGATCGTTAATACCCGTATCGTAGCGCAAGCGTTCGACTGTAACCAAGTCGTAGAATTTATCTTACAACCGGACGTAGGCCCGTGGCGTAAGTATGAAGATAACCAAGTTATCAAACCGGACACCGTACAAATCACTTCGGTGCAAATGACTCTTTGTAACCAAGCGTACAAAGCGATCAAAATTGATAACAACTTACAACGTAATCTTTGCCAATTCTGGTCAAAATTCGAAGCAGGTTTCTTAGATTCTTGCTATCGTGAATTATCTGGTATGTGGCACAGCTTCGTATTATCAGCAATGGTATTAGAAGCAGACCGTCGCAACAAAGGTGCAAACGCGGGCCGCGAACGCTCTATCAACTTAGGTACAGTAGGCGCACCAGTTCGCGTTACCCCAGGTAACTTACCTGTAAACTTAATGAACTTACGTAACGTATTAGTACACAACAACCGTTGGAAAAATGGTGAAATGTTCTTAATCGTTCCACCTGAGTTCAGTAACGTAGTTATCCAGTCTGAATATCGCTTAGCGGCTGATATTTCTTGCTGTAAAGATCCGTCAATGTTGTTAACTGGTGAGTTACCAGGACAATTAGCGGGCTTCCGTACTATCGAGTCTATGCGTACAATCAGCGCGTTTGACCCGACAGTGAACAAACAAGCGTATTACATCTTAGCGTTCTGGAAAGAAGCGTTTGCTTTCTATGGTGACATCACCGAAGGTCGTATCATTGAAGATAAAGACTACTGGGGTCGTCAATATCAAATGGCAGCGTTGTGGGGCGGTAAAGCAATTTACGGTGATGCAATCGCAGTTGGCTATTGGACTTTTGAGTAAGGAGTTTAAAAGATGGCAAATGTAATGCTAACATTAGGTGGCCCATACCGTTACAACCATTGTTCAGTTGGCCGTAACACAGTCTACGACGAAAGCACAAATGGCGTAGCAGAACGCATCGCGGGTGAGTATATGCACGGTTTATTTACCGTTGGTAACTCTTTAAACCCTATGTTCAGTGAAGGTCAAGCGGAAGCGTTAGACTCTGCTAAAGTGGCAGCAGGTGATTTTATCGGTTTATTCGAGATCCCAGCTAACCATACGTTGTTAGACGTAGCAGTTCGTACGTTCCCAGTACAAGCTGAGCGTGGTTACCAAGGTAAATTAAACGCTGACGGTTTAGTAGTTTCAGTAGAAGCTCGCGAATACAGTCAAGAAACGTTAGAACCTACCGGTAAAACCATTGACTTAGTAACAGCGTTAAACGGTGTTGCAGTAAATGAAGCCACATTCAAACGTAGTGCAGTTAAACCTGATGAAGGTGGTCACTGGATTGAAAGCGATAAATTTATCGTATTAGGCTTAAAAGTGGATAGTCTTCCTTCGGAAAAAACTGTCAAATTATCTGACATCACTGCTCGTGTAGAAGTGACTGGTCACGTGTTTGACTACGAATGTCCTATTCACGTTTAATGACGGGGCGTGGGGTAACACCCACGCTTTAACTTATGGCACGAAAATTTACGGACTTAGCTCGCCAAGCTAGAGAACGTTACAACCAACAAACAGATGGAGACCAAGAGATGGCTCAAGATACAATGAATGTTGCCCCACCAATGGCAAAGAAAGCAAAATTTTTACGTGACGCAGACGGTACACTCTACCCGTGGGTTCCTGAATTAGCGGCACGTGGTGATTTAGTTGCAGCTTATGATCCTGACAAACCAGACGCGTTTGCAGACGACCAAGCACAGATTGCGTTAAACCGTGAGTTAGAAATTGCGAAAGAACGTGCAGACGCTGAAGAAGTAGCTCGCCTTGAAGCGCAGAAACGTGCGGAAGAAGAAGCAACTAAACGTGCGGAAGCAGAGCAAATTGCACAAGCTAATCAACGCAACTTATCACAAGCACAAGAAGCACTAGCACGTCAAGAAGAAGAACACGCTAAACAAGTGGCTGAACTTCAAGCAAAAATTGACGCTATGGCTAAACAGCAAGCGGAAGCTGTTGTAGAAAAGCCAAAGAAAGCTAAAAAAGCAAAAGCAGAGAAACCTGCTGAAGTAGAAGTTCCTACTGAAGAAGTGAAAGAAGAAATTAACTTTGACGAATTGGATGACTAATGACTACGATTAGTGACTTGATTGTCCGCGCAGCGCGTGACTTAAATGACTATACAGACGGAGTGCCTAACAAACAATTCCAACGCTGGACGCAAGAACAGCTACTTGGCTATTGGAACGAAGCACTTTGTGTGATGTATTCTCTCAATCCGAGTAAATTTAAGGGCGCAAAAGTAGCTAAGTTGAAACCTGGTATCAACCAAGTGTTCGATGAGTGCAAGCGTGTACTATCAGTCATCGGTGTAAGCGACAAAGACGGAAATGTGCTTTATGAGATCGAGCAAGACTCTGAAGACAAGAAGTTAAAATGGGGCGGTTTCAGACCTCGCTGTTGTACAACGTTTACCCACAATCGTGATTTTAAGTTGACCAGTTATCGTATTTTAACGGATAAGGACGGCTCGGTTATGGTTAAACCAGCCGTACCTTATGGTATGGACGTTCATCTTAAGTTTATGTGTGAAACACCACCACGTGAATTTACGATGAACAATTTAAGTGCTGCGGCAGAACAATCGAACTGCATTGATGTGACAATGGGCGTACACTGGGTATTGTTTCGAGCGTTGATGGTAGATGAAGAAAGCCAGTCGTCAAATTCACTTGCAACGCAGCACTTAAACTTGTTCTTTAAATTACTCGAAGTTAAAACAGAGAATGATAAAGATACCAACTACAATCTGGAAGGTGTACCAAGTGTACTTAAACAGGTAGTTGCACGTGAAATAGCGAGATACCAGTTGGGGATTAAATAATGTTAGACCAAGTTGAAACTGTACCATTATCCTATTTCATTGACGAGCTTATGTTATTAGACGGAATGGAACAGCCAATGGCGGAAGACTATATTCGCAAGGCTGCTATTGACTTCTGTACTAAGACACAGATTATCAGACGCACGGTAGAGATTGAGTTAATCTCGTGTGCGGACGAATATTTACTGGATCTTGAAGAATGTGACCGTGTGGTGAGTATTCAAGAAGCCTGTGGGTACGAGGTATTAAGTAAAGAACCTTGTACCGGCCCGAATTGCAGCGGACACTACGTATGGTACGTGTCGCCAAATAGCTTAAAAGTTAGCCCTACACCTGTCGTTAGTGGGGACAAGTTAAGGGTCGTGGTGGCCGTTGCACCTAAACAAGATTGTTGTGAATTAGACGAACTCTTATACCAGAACTATCGCGAAGCGATCATTGATAAAGCACTTTCAATGTTGTATAAGATTAAACAGGCACGTTGGTTCGATTTAAATCTCGCAACTGTACACGAAAGAGATTACAAACAAGCTGTCACACTAGCCGGAGCGGATAGATTACTCGGTGTTAGACGTGGCAAAATCCGATTGAGAGCAGGTGGTATTTATGGCTAATTGTGGTTGCAAGCCGTGTAGCAAAGAGTTACCGGACGCAAAAAGAAAATGTAAAGAGTTCTCGTTGTGTGTAGGAAACAAGTCGCTACATTATGACGGGAACTGTTTATATGTAACAGACAGAAAGTTTAAGATCCCTAACGGTACATATACGTCAATTACCTTCCAAGAAGGTTGTATTGTTGGTGTAGGCGAAGCACCTTTACCTGTTTATACACCACAAGCGTGTTGTGACGGTGAAGCACCGACCAATGTAGTGCAAGTTGAACCACTTACTACTTCAGACGAAGTAGGCAATCTCGCTAAGATTGAAAATAACAAACTTACTGTTAACCCTGCGTGGAAAAATTCAGACACCGTAACCGTAGGTGGCAATGGTTCTACTGACAAACCGTGGAAAGCGAGTGTTGTTCTTGACCCTACGCACAACCGTATCTCCAGTAGTTCAAAAGGGTTGAAGGTAGAATTAGAGTTCGCTGACTCTGATACTGTTTCTATTGAAGGTACTGGTTCAAAAGACAGCCCATATAAATTCAATGTAAATACAATCCGTGCTTCTTTGCCTGAGATTAATGCGAAGGAAGTGGTAGGTAATGGGTTTACCATTACTAAAACTGGCTTAGTGAAAGCGGATCCTAACTTAAACATCGTAACAAACTTAGAGTTTGCGAGCGAAGCGTTTACCGTAATTAATACGGGCGTGGCTACACAGGTTGTTGTGAACGAGCCTAAGTTACGTTCTGGCGCACTAGACTATGACGTAGTTGTCAGCAACATTATCGCAAATCCTGCTCTGGTGGCTAAATTAAAAGCAGCACTAGGAGTATAGTATGAACTTACTCTATAAGAACTTTAAAGGGTTAATGCCACGATATGACGACCATCTCTTAGGAGATGGTTTTGCCACAACTGCGAAAGACGTAAATCTGTGGCACGGTACGTTACGCCCGTTTCGTGAGAAGAAGCTATGTCACGCGATCAAAGCGACAACGAAGTCAGTGTTTTATGACAACTGTTGCTGGAAAGAGTTTGACAAGTGCGTTGAATTTACGCGTATGAATACGACCTGTGGTAGACAGGTTGTGACAGGGTTATTTGATTACCCTGCTACTGCGTGTTCTGACGAATGTGAACCAAAGTGGATTCGCTTAGGTCTACCTTCTCCAAAGGGTACGTTATCCGTAGAGCGTCTCGATCCGTTAAAAGAGATTCAAAGCTGTTATTCAGAGAACTTAATTGACGCGATTGACTACCAACGTGTGTCAAGAACTTACGTTTATACGTATGTAAATAGCTGTTGTGACGAAGGCCCACCTAGTTATCCGTCTGAACATATTGACGTTGACGACGGTGGCAGAGTTATGCTTACTGGCTTCGCTATTCCACCGGCTGAATACGGGGTTGAAAAGGTACGTATCTATCGCCTTGCGAGTGGATTCGATCAAACAAATACCACGATTGATAACTTTATGATTGAGGAAAAGAACGCATTAAGTGAGTTCTATCTCGTAGCTGAAGTAAATATCAATGACGGTGCGTTCGTAGACGACAAGCACGATTATGAATTAGGTTATGCCTTAGAAACGCAGGAGTATGCAGCACCACCTAAAGATTTACGCGGTATTATTTCTGTTGACGGTACACAGTTAGCTGGTATTACAGAAGGAAACAAAGTTCGCTTTTCAACGCCTAACTTCCCACACGCGTGGCAGGAAGCTGATGAGCTTACCATTCCAGATACGATTCAAGCACTGATTGAGTTTAACCACAACGTTATTGTTTTAACTTGCGGTGCGGTGTATCTGATTGAGCCGATTGAAGACTGTAAAACAGTTGGTTGTCGCAGAGTGCGTAAGACGTTGGAAGACTATCCGTTAATTAGTTGTTGTGGTGGTCACGGCTATGCACTTACTCCGAAAGGGGTTGTGTTCGCGTCTATTGACGGGTTGATCCTAACAGACGGTGTTCAAGCGACTAACATCACTTCACCCTACTTCGCACCTGACGATTGGAAAGCATTGCACCCTGATCGTATGAGTGTTGCATACAACAGAGATAGCGTATATTTCTTTAGCGACGT